CGACTTCAAGCTGTCGGTGAAGCCTGAGCATCCCGAGTTCCTTATCCCGGTGTTCCACCTCCGCGAACAGCCGGCGGTGTACGGTGTGACCACGACCAACCCGAGCCCCGGTTATCCGGCGCAAAACTACTCCAGCACGCCGACGTACTGCCCGTTCGTCCTTCAGTGGGTGCCGGTTATCGACACGGCGAACAACCTGTACACGATCCCGGCAAACAGTACGCGGGTCAATGGCAACAACACCACGCACGCCCAGATCACGGGCGCGACGCTGGCCACGCTGGTCACGAACCTCAACGCCAACGTGTTCCTTGGAACGTTTGGCACTTGGGCGGTCGATCCCACGGGCACGCTGCTCCAGCTCACCGAGCCGGTTGGTGCCACCAACGTTTTGGACGTGTTCTTCCAGCAGAACTGAAGCAACTCACCGGGGGTCTGTCGGAAATCCGATGGACCCCCTCTAAACTATGTCCAGCTATTCAATGGCCTCGGGGTCGATGGCGCGTCAGGCGCATTCCGAGGAAGAGTCGGGCGAGGTGGAGTTCAATCCGCCTCAGGATTTGGACTCCGATCTCAAGGGCGATTCCGGTCAGGCGGAGTGCTCTTGGGAGCGCAAGCCGGATGGCAAGATTTGCATCACGGCGATCAACGGCGTGTCCATCGGGCCGGAGAAGCCTGAACCGGCCGAGAAGGAGTCACCCGAGGAAGACGCAGGCGAACAGGGAGAGGAACCGTAATTATGGCAAATGCACCCACTTCAGTTCAGACACTCATCTCGAATGCGGCTGTCTTCACGCCCATCACCGAGTCCGATGTGATTCGCTGGGCAATCGACCAGCTCAACATCATCAACACCGGCGGGGTTGGCGACAACACGCCGACAATCTCGCAGGTCAGCGCCTCCATCGGCCAATGGGAAGTTGAGCAGAGCCCGAAGATGCTGAGTGCCATTCTGCTTCAGCTGCTCATCGGACTTGTCGGAGCCGGCTCCGGCGGTGCCCGTGTCCTCACCGGTTCGGTCTCTCCAAACGGCAATGTGTTCGCGCCTCCGGGCACGCTCTACACGCAGGTTGTTGCCCCCGGTTTTGGGACGATCTTTACTAAGACCTCCGCCGTCACCTTGAACACCGGCTGGATTTAAACTCCCATGGCCACATGCTCCGCGCAGGCCATTCTGACTGACGGCATCGGCTTTCGCCAGCTGGTGCCGTACAGTGACAGCATGGCTGTGGCCCTGTACCAGCTCGCACTCATCGCCGGCACCACGGAGACTGCCGGACAAATCCTCAACCGCGCCGGCCAGTTTCGCGCACTGCAACCGCAGGACGCGATGGCCGTTGCCCTGCAACAGCTCTGCATCTGGTCCCCATGAGTTCTTCCTGCAACGTACAAGCCCTGATGGATGCCGCCTGCAAGGCAGGGTTTCGCGACCTCGTGCCCGAAGCGGATTCGATGGCGGTGATGAACCAGCTGTTGTGCGACATCAATGCTGGCGGAGGTGGTGGCGAAATTGTCGAGGGGCTGGTCACGAACGGAAACACCACGTTCTATCCCTCTGGTACCGTCACCCAGACCGCTTCGTCCTATCGGAAGCGGTATGTCATCACTTCCCCCTGTACAGAGCTGCACATTCACTTCGCGGGTCTGACTGTGGCGGGCGGAAGCGTTCTTCCACTCAGCTGGTCAGGAAAAGTTTCCCTCCAGAAGGCCGATGGTTTAGGGAATCCGAGCGGTCCGGCGATACCTGTCACGTTCGGCGGCTCTTCCACGTTCACGTTGAACGGGGACATTCAGCGATCTGATTCGGTGGTGATTTCGTTGTCGGCGGGCGATGTCCTGTTCGTCATCACGTACAACGCCACCACTTCCTTTCCGAGCAACGGATACCTGTCGCCGCTGTCCGGTGACAACATCGCATTCGGAGTGGATGCGACCGGTGATCCCACGCTGTTCACCAACGACGGAAGCCAGATTGGTGTGCTGGCTCTTGCCCCGTGCCTCATCACTGGTAAAATCCAGAAGGACAATAAGAACCGCTGTGTCATCGGGTACGGTGACTCAATCATGCAGGGGTTCAACGACAGTGACACGACCATCCAGCGAGGCTGGCTTGCCCGTGCTCTGGGAAGCGATTTCGGGTACGTCAATGTTGGTATCGGCGGTTCCAGCGCATTTTCAATCGCCACGATCCCTGCCAATTACGTCGGAATTTATTACGCGGCAAAGTATTGCGGTCTGGCCGTGTACAATCTTGGATTCAATGATTTCTTTGGCGGTCAGGCATCGGCGGTTCAGGTTGAAGGCTGGACGGCAACCATAGTCTCTCAAATTCGGGCACAGGGAGTTTCCAGCATCATCGGTTGCACGGTGCTTCCGGGCACTTCTTCCACGGATGGTTGGACCACCGCAATCAACCAGACCCCAAAGCCGGAAGGCGGAAGGACGCAATACAATTCCGATGTCCTTGCCGGTTTTGTAAGCTCGTTCGATGCCGCCTACGATTTCAATGGTTCGCTGGCTTTGGTCACGAATTTGCAGAAGCGCAATCCGAGCACGGCAGCGGTTGTGGCCACGGACACGGCAGGAGCTGGCAGTGTCATTTCCGCCATCCGCACCTCTGCAAACGGGGTTGGCTCAACGACATGGGCCGGCGCGACGCTCAAATGGACCCACCTCGGAATTGATTATTACGGTCAGATTCTGGCCTATCGCCCATCCTTGGTTGGCGGCCTGAACGTACTTTTCACCTCTGGTCTGGTCGGAACCGAGCTGATTTCACCGGGCGACACTTACGTCATCATCAATTCATGGGATGGTGATGTCGGTGGTGGCGGTGGTCATCCGAATGGCTATGGCCACACGCACGCTGCGGCGGTGGCTGCCGGTACGCTGGTGCCGTTGATTGAGACGTTCGTGCCTCCGGTTCCTCCGCCCCCTGTGACGGCCTATCTGCCGATTGCCGGCGGGACCATGACGGGTGCCATAACGTTCGCCGGTTCACAGCCTACGGCCACCACGGCAGCGCCGAACATCGTCCAGCTCACGGATTCAATCGTAAGCACGAGCACGACCACGGCGGCTACCCCGAACAGCGTCAAGAACGCCTTGGCGGCTGCGGTGGCGGCGAGTGGAACCGTGACTTCGGTGTCCGTGACTACGGCAAATGGCGTATCTGGCACGGTGGCAACGGCGACGACCACGCCGGCAATCTCGCTGACGCTGGGGGCGATCACTCCGACCACGGTGACGCCTTCAGGCCAGTTTGTAGGCAATGCAAGCGGTGTTGCCTACACGTTCGCGGGTGACACCACTACCGGTATCACGCGCACTGCCGCCGGGAGCATCGGACTAACCCTTTCAGGCACCGTCAAGCAGTTCACCCTTGGGTCTTCCGGTCAGTTCAACGTGAACAGCTCAACGGGACTTTCGAGCGGTGCTCAGGTAGAAGTCACGATGGATTCGACCGCCGCCATGATCGCGTTCGGAATAGGTTATGGAAAAGCTCCCGCTTATTACGCCTGCGGTGTTGGCGGAACACAGGGTTCTCCGACCGCAACAACTACCTCTCAGGTCATCCGGTTTGGAATGCAGGGACAGGATAATGTCACTGCCGGAACCACGACGTACAACGTCGGCGGGACCATTGATTTCACCCCTACTGGCACTTGGACCTCTTCGGATCACGGATGCACTTTGGCGCTCAGGGCTACTCCCAGCGGCGCAACCACACGGGTTGCAAACGTGCTGGTGACCGGCATTGGTGTCTCCGTTTCCGGCGGCATTGCCACCACGCCTAACGCTGCCTCCGCCCTTGAAGTCCAGAGCACCACTCAAGGTGTCCGGTTCCCGAACATGACGACCACCCAGAAAACCACCATGGCCAACGTGGCTGGAATGGTCGTCTTCGACACCACGCTCGGCAAGCTCTGCGTCAACTCCGGCTCCGGCTGGCAGACAATCACTTCCGTCTAACCCACATGAGCCGCGAAGACCTGAAGGCCAACACCGTCAACGACCCGAAGTTCTGGCTGGGTCTGTTCTCGTTCCTCATCATGTACGCGAGCACGCTGATCTACCTTGGCCGGCTGGAAGAGCAGCTGAAGAACCTTGAGGGTATCCGCGACCGGGTGATCCGCACGGAGACACGCGTGGACAATCTGGATGCGCGGGTGCATACTATCGAGACTTCAACCAGCATCGGTTCCAACCGTGAGCTGTACCGAACCAAACCGTAATTTATGGCCAAAAACAAAGTCAAAACACAGACCACCACCGCACCTGATCCGGCCAAGCTGCCCGTTGCCGTGCCCATCGCTCAGGGCAAATACATGGACGCTTCGCTGACGAAGAAGGGAGTGCGGAAGTCGTGAAAAGCTGGAAAACCACAGTCAGCGGACTGCTTGCCGGTGGCGGGCTCGCATTCGCCGAGTTCTTTCCCGAATTTGCCCGTTACGGTCATTTCGCAGCCGCGATTGGAACCGTTCTGGCCGGGCTCTTCGCCCGCGACAACAACGTGACCAGCGAACAGGCTGGCGCAACCGATCACACCCCGAAATGAAACTACTCCTCACACTCTTCTTTTGCATCGGCCTCGTCTCCTGCCAGACCGGCTGCCAGAACTCAACTCAGCGCACGGCATTCAACACCACGGCTTCAGCCGTTACCACTGTCGATGCCGCCATGACCGGATGGGGTCAGTACGTGGTTGCCGAACGCGCACGAATCAAGGCACTGCCGGCAACTGACCAACAGGCCGCTTCCGTGCTGCTTTCCAACAAGGAAGGCCGTGTGAAGGCTGCCTACGACAAATACGTGGAGGCCATGACCGCCGCGCTCTCGCTGGCTGCTGCCGGCTCTTCTGGAACTCTCAGCACGGCAGATGCCGCCGCTGCCCTCATCTCCGTCATCGCAACCGAGAAACTCTGACCTATGGGTGCCATCCTTCCACTCATCATCCAGTACGGCGTGCCGCAGGTCATCAGCCTCGTTGAGCTGTGGTCGAAGCACGAGCCGGACAACGTACAGCCGCAGGAAATTCTCGCCCTCCTGAAGACCATTAAGCCGTACAGCGCCTACGTGCCCCCACCGGCACCCTGAAACTAATCAGCCCCGGCCTCTTGCGAGACCGGGGCTTTTTCGTCCTCCGGGGTTTTCGGCACCAACGCCTGACGTGTGGGCGCTGAATTCCGAGCGTATGCCCTCTGTGCCTGTCCTACTCCCGGCTTAGGGATTCATGTGGTCCCACTTCATCTCTGGCGTGTGGCTTCGCAACCACTCAACCGGATTGTCCCGGTCCGGGATTTCAACCAGTTCGTAGTCCTGAAACTTGGGACGCCTTGAGCATTCGATTTCCAGCGCTGCCTTAAACTGGTCCGGCTGGTGATCGAACAAGCATAGCAAACCGAACTTTCCATTCATACTTTTGAATGCAAGCTTGTTGCGTCTCGGCCCGCAAAATACCGATTGCGGGTCAGGCAGCTGGGATACTTCTTTCAGGGTCATAATCAGCCTCCCACCCCCGGCGCATTCTCAATCGCCGCCATCGCCGCCGCGAACCCTCCGCCGCCGTTGGATTCCTTTCGCGGAGCACGCCGGCCCTCGCCATCGCCCTTGTTGCCGACTTCGGGGTCGCTGATTTCGTAGCCCTTCAGCTTCTCCTCAAGACCGGCGATCTTCTCCTGAAGCGCCGCGTTGCGGATGAGCAGGACCGGTGTCGCCGCCGCCCGTGCCGCCACGTCCGCCTTGGACTTGCCCCAGAACTCGAATGCCTCCTTGTTCGTGTTGAACTTCGGGACACCCTTACCGAACAGGGCCACGTCGGTCAGCACCTTGACCGCATCCATGCCGGCCTTCTCCTTTTCGTCAGTCGGCGACCAGATTTCAGGGTACTTCTCGGCGTAGGACTTGTAGCGGCTGTCGAACACCGACTGCCCAACCGCCTGCAATTCCTCCGTCTCGCGGGCTTTGGCCTGCTGATGCTCAGTGCCCTTGTTGCGCCACGTCTCAAGCGCCTCCTGTTTCTTGGCTTCCATGCCACGCAGCCGGGAACGGGCTTCCAGCACGGCGGGGGCCGCATCGGGACCGAATAGCTCTCGGGCTTTCTTGTTGGCCTGAATGGTATTCGCGATTCCGACGACGGTTTGCACGTCGTCCACAGTGGTCTTGCGAGGCACACCATCCACGTCCACCTCCTGATCCACCAGTTCCTCCATAGTGTCGTTCCAAGCCTTAATCAGCGGCTGGATATGCTCCCGTTCAAAATCCGGCGACTTCTCGTAACCGACAATACGCAGGTTTTCCTCGGCAGCCTCACGACCCTTCCGTTCGTTTTCGAGGTCGGCTTTCCACTTGGCCTCCAGCTCCGGGGAAGCGGGCCGCGCCTCCAGCGCCTTGATCTTGGCATCGCGCTCGGCGAGCTGCGCCTCGGTCTGCTCCAGCTTCGTCTTCGTGGTCTGGAACGCCTCACGGAGCCGGTGGGGAGCCTTGTCCCATGACAGTTTCTCCTCGGCAGCTGTCTTGACCGGAGCCTTGGTGGCGTCCGTCTTGGCAGTGGGTGGCGGGGTGGCCGGTACCTTCTTCTTCGGGATGAGTTTGGCGATTCCAAGATCGTCGGTCTCTTCCTCGGCAGGCGGAGCCTTGGCTTCCACCTTCTTTTCCGGCTCCGGGGTTTCCGATGTGTCGGTTTCCTCCACCTCCGGGGCCGTAGGCTTCTCCCCCGGTTCAACGCGGGTGAGTTCTTTTGTCTCCATGTCCCCGATCATTTTGTCGAGGAAGGAGTGGTCTGGCTGTTGGATTTCGCGTGAGGGGTCCGCGACGGCTGATGCGCCCTCAATTTCTTCTGGCATGATAGGTGACTGTTATTGTGGTTTTCGGACGGGAACGGGGCCGCTGCGGACCGTGGTATCGGTCAGCGGTTCATCGAGCGGGTTGCGCTTCGGGGGTTCGGGCGGGAGGGTGAACTTGGCGATGCGCTGCAACAGTTCCGCCGCACCCTGCCGCTTGGCGTTCAGGGCGATGGCGGTTCCGCCGTCAACCGCAGAACCGAGGTCGATGCAATATTGCGTGAACACGGCCTGCAACGCCTCTTCGGCGATGGCGTTCTGGAAGGTTGAGGTGAACCATTTGCGGTTGTCGCCACGGTTTAGGTAAAGGTCTTGGGGGGTCATGCTTCGTTGATTGATTGGACAGATTCAATTTCAACTTTCATCTGGTCCGAAGCGTACTTGAGAGCCGATTTCAGACTGCGTGTGCTAAAAGTCTTTTGAAGAACATGATCGCTCCCAATCTCCCAATGGTAAATTCGAATCAAATCAGGGAAATAGACGCGCTCCAAAATAACTCGCGTAGATTTGAACTCCACGAACCTTTTCAGCTTTTTCGTCTTCTTGGGCTTAATCTTTATCGGATTCTTCAGCTTCTTTTTAACCATAAATCATCACTCCTTCGCCGTCGCAGCCGCCGCCTGCTTCGCGCTCCCGCGCTTGATCTGGATGTCCGCCGCCGTCTTGGCCGCGTCCATAGCCACGTCAACCTTGTGCTCGGTGTGCTGCTGCTGCATGTCCTGCAACTGCTGGGCCGTGTCCAGCGCGTGCTGCTGCTGGCGGTGCTGCTGGGTCATCTGGAACTCCACGGCCTGATTCTGGAGCGAGAGCTGATGCGACTGCGCCTTCTGCTGCATCTGCTGCTGCGCCTTCGCCGCCTCAATGGCCGCCTTCGGGTCTTGCTGTGGCTGCTGCGCCTTCATGGCCTGCTGCGTGCGCTGGATGAGCGCCTTCAGCTCGTTGTTGATTTGGGCCATGTGATCCTTGGCCTGTTTCGACCATTGGACGGAAGACTCATCACCTGCGATGAACTGCAACTCCTGTTCGATTGTCGTTGAGATGAAGGCATAGCCATCCAGCGTCTTCATGTCGGTCATCTGACCCGCATTCATTGCCATCACGGCGGCTTGGACCACCTCGGCCAGCGTGGCCATCAAGGTCGCCGTGTATTGCTTGTGGTCAACGGAGGTGGTTAGAGGGACGGAAATCTTCTGCATCAGTGTGCCCCAAGCCAGACGGGCCACTTCAATCGACCATGATGCTGACACCTCTGCATCTGGCATCATGGAATCCGCGAGACCGGGATTGTCAGAGTAAATCGCAAAAGCCAGCTTTGAAATATACCGCTGAACCTCTGGTCCAAGCTGGGGAGCCAGTCCACGAAGCTCTCCGATCATCGTCATCTCAATGGCCTTGTTGCCACCGCCGATGGACCGCTGTGCCTTGATGATCCACGCATCCGGGTTCTTCCAAATGGCCTTGTCCACACCCTGCTCTTCGCACTTACGACGAAACGCATTGCAATCAGGGTGATCCAGTGTGGCGAACCTGCGGGCCAACTGCTCCCAGAAAATCTCCATGTCGTCCATGCCGTCGGAAATCGAATCCGAAATCATGGCGTTCCGGTTGTTTGCGTCGGCGACAATCTGCGTGGCCGTGGGCGGCTGGCCATTCGTATTCTCGCTGTTTTCAGCCACCACCGAGGACATATCGGTGAGGCTCCGGGTCATTCCTCCGATCACTTGAAGGATGTTCTGCCAGTTGAGGTTCAGCCGTTCCTGCTGCGGAATCACCGTCACCCCATCGGGAATCACCCCGTAGTTATAGAGGTCGATGTTCTGGACCCGTTCCTTGTCGCCGGAACCGTCCACCCGGAAGTACATGTTCATCGACTCGACAAAAGAGTCCATCATCTTGCACTTCATCCGGTTCACCAGATGCCCCACCGTGTACAGCATCATGCCGGTCGAACGGACGTTGTGCCACCGGAACGGGGCCACCGGGTTCATGTCGGCGAACAGGACGTGCAGGATGGCGTTCAGGTCATCCGCATAGGGGCGGTTTCCGGGGTTGAACAGGAACTCATTCTGGACCGGCTTGTCGCCACCTGAAATGCCGGCGTAAGGCTCGTTCACCCGGTCCAGCAGGATGCGGCGTACCCACTGTTCCTTGCCGCGAATCTCCTTTTTGAAATAGAAGTCGTAGCAGCGGATGCGCGGCGCGGCGTCGATGCCGATGTAGGCGCTGTTCTCCACCAAGTCCTGACCGAACTTCTCGGGGAATTGCCAGTTGTTCGTTTGCGCGTTCGTGGCCACCGACCCCAGCTCCGTCTCCATCTTTTTGCAGAGTGCGTCCACCAGCGGCATGTTCCAGCCGGGGTCCACATACTTGCCGGAAGTCATCTTGCGAAGCTCGGCGAGGGTGAACGTGGTGAAGACGGCGAAGTAATCGAGGTTCGACCGGTCACGCAGGGTCAGTGATGGGACCAGAATGTCCTCCACGCCTCGGGTATGCGGACACCATTCCTCACGCTTCGTCCAGACCGACGGGCCGGGGCCGTGCAATCGGGCGGAGGAAATCTTGGACTTCAGCACCTCAGTCAGCTTGTGACTGCGCTTCAGCCGCCGGTTGATCTCGTTGGAGATGGTCATGCCCCACTCCATGCGCTTCGCCTTCGGTCCGGTGTCGAGCGCCCAATCGAAGTACCGGGGTGGTTTCAGGTACGCCTGCCGGTCCTGAAGCTGTGCCGTGGCGATGGCCCGGCGCATGTCGAGGAAGTTGGCGTTCGTGAAAATCTTGTTGTCCATCGCCTCGCGCTCGGTGAACGGCGGGGCACCGACGGCCAGCGCGTTGATGCGCTCGCGGTTGGCGGCGCGGGGCACGTCCGCCCAGACCATCTGGTAGATCGTGAACCAAATGTCATCGGCGGATTTGAAACTCATGGCGGAGGATTGGGCATTTCCGGCGCGTATTGCAATACCGCAGACCATGCGGCCCGAAACTTGTCAACGCTCAATTCCCGGAGGACCGTTTTGCGCGCCATTTCGCCCATGCGCCGATTCAGGTCCGGGTCGTTCACTAGCCGGTTCACGTACTCCCGCATTTCCTGCAAAGAGTCCGTGGCCCTGTTGCGCGTGATAAAGCAGTTCCACCCCGAAAATAGGAACCGGGGCAGGTCAAGCGATGCGCCAAACACCACGGGAATCCCTTGCGCCATCATTTCCATTGGCGACATGCCGCAGGAATCACCGTTCACAATGTTAATTCCAACCGCAAGGCTTCGCGTCTCCTCCAGCAAGGCGTCCAGACCTTCGGGGGAAGACAACTTGCCCATGAACGCCGAGTTGTGGTGTCCGATGCCGATGGCATCGTGTCCCCACAGGATTGCGTTGGCGATGATGGCTTGCTCCCCGTGCAATCCGTTGTGAACAAAACCGACTCTTGTGGGCAGCTCGTAACGGCGGGGCGGAAACATGGCTTCGTCGAAGCAAAACCACACCCAATGCATCTTCGGGCTGAAACACAGTTCCCGATGCGTCCACATCTTGTGTTCCGACACGCTGACAAAAGCGTCCACCTTTTCCAAAACCGCATCGGCTGCGTTCAGGCCGTGGCCGTATTCGTTGTGGTCAATGAACACCGTCCGTTTGGCGTCCACATTTCCCATCGGAAACAAATCCCAATGGTCGGTCACAAGCGCGTCGTAAACGCCCGACCAAGGCTCCCAAGTGGCATTGGGCGGCAGCGGTCGGAAAATCTTGTCCCATTTGTTCACGGTGAACTGGACTTCTGGAAACGCCCGCATGAACATGTAGGCGTAGGGCGTGTGCCGGCCTGACCAAGCGATCCTCATACGTCATACCCCCGTTCCCGCAACCACGGTTTTGCCAGATTGGGATGGTCTCCGTTAAACACCCGGCAGGCTGACAGCGGAATGTGCTGCTCGAAACCTTTCCGTTTGTCCTCCAGCATCGTGTCCAATGCCGGGTCGTAATTCGTCCCGGTAAAGGCAAGATGCATCGGTTTGGCCTTGGCCACGTATTCTTCCGTTCGCCGGATGAATCCGTAGTGGAAAATGTGCGGCCGATCCAAAAGGACGGGCTTTTCCGCAAGGATGGATTCGGCGTCGCCGACGTAAACCGAATCAATCGGCCCGCAACGGATCACCTTGTCGTTGCAAACCCGGCCCGAAGGGACCAAATGCCGGTGGTCGATCCAAAAATTCAACCGGTGTAGCGCGCAGGGATGGGCCTGTATGTAGTGCCTAAACCATGCCGGATCAACCGCCTCCAAAACTTCGTCCGCCTGCAATCCGATGTGGTGCGTGCAACCCGATTCCTTGAGCGCCAGCCGCGACACGTTGGACAAATCAGAAAGCCAGCCGCCCCAGCCGCCGGGGTTTGGTTTCCACGGGGCCGCGAGCACGCGCAGTTTGGGAAATTCCTGAACCAACTCCATGAGGATACTGCGGGTGCCGTCATCAGACTCGGCATCGACAATGGCCACCTCGTCACACACGGGCAGCAATGACCGCAACGCAATCTCAACGCAGTAATCGAATTCGACCGCGTTGTGAATAATCATGGAGCCGCCAAGTTTCATTTCCGTAATACAAAAATCCCCACGCCGTTCCACCAGCCTCCGCCGTCACCGTCGGGGCAAGCAATCTGCCGCTGGTACACAACCTTGTATCCCGATGCGTTGATGCCACGCATGGCCGCTTCCTTGACATGCGGCCAATTCCAATCGTCCACAAGGTAAATGAACTCGGCGGCAAGACGCGATGCATACTCGCGCAATGCCCGCTCATGGGCGTCTTTGGAATGGCAGCCGTCGTAAAAGAAAAGGTCGATTTTGCCCTCGGGAACCTGAACAACGGTTTCGGGAAGCCAGCAGTCGCCAAACACCAAATAGGCTTCCGGCGCGTACTTTTTGGCGTTGGCCGTCAACGTTTCCCGCTTACCGTCAAACTCGCTGAAGTTTTCGATGGCAATCGCATCCAGACCGTTCCCGTAACAGGTTGATGTGAGCGATGCGCCGTGAAGCGATCCGATCTCTAGATACGAAGTGCAAAAATGGCCAAGGTTGTTCAGCAGGTGGCGAAACTTTTCCCCGCAGAATCCGCCCACGGCTCCGATCACCTCGGAAGTCAGGCTGGATTCTTTTGCTTCCGCCCTTTCAAGGCACGCTTCGATGATTTCGGTCATGGTCATATCTTCACCCTCGCAATCTGGGACAGCCGTTCCGCCGTCAAGTTCTCTTTGCCGATGTCCTTCCACGCCCAAAACGCCCCGGCGGTGTCGCCATTCGGAAACTGGTGATAACGCGGCCACGTCCAAGTTTCGTAGCCAATCGCCTCAAACATTTCAGGCGTCCAAGCCGAATGATGGCCTCCGGGGCCGTCCTCGATGTTCATCCACAACTCGCCCAGCGGCGTGAACACCACGATTCTCTCGGTTATCGACTCCAGCTCTTTCAGGAGCTTCATGGCCGGCTCTTGGTAAAGATGCTCCACCACATCCAGCAGGTACACCACGCCAAACTTTTTTCCGACGTACATGCTGGGCACCTTGAGGATGTCCATTTCGATCATGCCGTCTGGAGGATTCTCGCGGCGCACCAAATCCACGTAGGTCATCTGTGGCAGCCGGCGCGTGTGCGACGCGTTGCAACACCCGAGGTCTAGGCCGGTAGCCTTGTAAAGCTCCCACACCATGCGGGACGATTCCTTGGGTTCTCCAATCCGGTCAGTGACAGTCATCGCATGGGCGGGGTTGAGAGCAGGTAATTTTTCCAGCGTTTTGAAAACAGCGCCTCGCCTTCCTGAAGCAGCTTCATCTTCATGGGCGATGTAGTTTGCGATTCGTCGTGGATGCCGGTGGCGTGCGGTTCGTAAATCAATTTCCAACCGTCCAGACGCAGCCGCAGGCAGAGGTCGGCATCTTCGGAATAGCAGTCGTACCGCTCGTCAAATCCGCCCACCGCGTAGAAAGCTTTGCGCCGCACAATGGCTGCCGCAAAGTTGATGAACTCCATCTCGGTCGGCTGGGTGAAACGATGGTCTTGGATGTGGCCAAAGTTGGTTGCGCCGACAGGCCGATATGAGCCGGCAAAATAGAGCCGGCCATCGGGATAGCGTGTCTTGCAACCGACCACACCCACGGAAGGGTCATCAAAATGCCGGAGCATGGCTTCCACGGCATTGGGGTCCATGTAGCAGTCGTCGTTTAGGAAGAACAAGAACTCGCCAGATGAGTAACGAGCCATCCGGTTGCAAGTTTTTCCGAAGCCGTTGCGTTTACCGGTGGGGTTGGGAATTGAAATGGCCGAACAATGTTGAAAACTGGCCGAAACTGCGTCGCCATCCAGACCCAAAAGAACTTCGGATTCCCCTTGTAGTGAGAAAATGACTTTGGGAATCCGGTTCCATCCTTTCATCGTCGGAATCAGCACCGACATTCCCTTCGGAAAAACCTTTTGCCGCATCACCTTAGCCATCATTTCCACGTCCAACCGCTGACACGGCGGCGCTGCGGGGTCATGCTTTTGGCAGGTGTATGTGGAGCAATAGAGGCAGTCCACCGGAGCCTTGACCGCCAGATAGTCGGAACCATCCGTGACCCGAAGCTCCGACCGGAATGGGCCTTCAATCACGCCCATGGGCTTTCGGAATGCCGCCGCGACATGCAGCAAGCCGGTGTCCACCCCCACAAAGGCGTCGCACTCGTTTATCAGCGCCATCACGCGCCGGAAACCGTTCACGTTCAGGTTGCGAACCGGACGAGGAAGCGGCCACGGGCCAAGGCTTATGAACGTTGCCTCAGGCATGGTTTCCGCCACCTTGCGCCAGTCGTCCGGGTGCGTCTGGCGGTTCTTCCATGAGCCGGAAGCCGCCGCGATTCCAATGATCGGCCTTGGAAGTCCGGCCAGCGCGTTGTGCGCCTCCTGCTTTTCTTCGTCGGTCAAGGCCAGTTGGGGAACCCGCTGGTGCCTTAGGCCATAATCGTTCTTGCACTGAAGAAGCGATTGGATGCTGACGCTGGTGAAATCCGGCGAACGTTCGTAGGCCCAATCCAGCTCAATCGTGGGCGCGTTCGGGGCCGGCTCCATACTGGCAATGGATGGGTGCCCCTGAAGGCAAACCCGCTCCACCTCGCCGGCAAGGAAATGAACTTCGTAGCCGGCCTCGTCAATTGAATCAGCCAGCGTGGAAGACTGAATCACGTCACCAAAAGCCCCGCCGCGATGGATGTTGATCTTGGGGCGTCCCGTGGGTCTGGTGACTTCCCCCTTCTGCCAGCACCACGGAGGACGACCTTCCAATGCCGCGATGTTCGGAACCCAAACTTTCAGCGGCAAATGGCAGCCGCACAGGTTGCACGACTTCAGGCCGGGTTCCCCCGGAACCACAAGGTTCAGTTTCTTGCGGAGCGAAGTCTGCTCTAGAATCTCGGCGGCAATCTTGGCCTCCACCGCGTTGCCGGGCTGGTTATGCGGACATTTTAGGCAAGCCTGTGCGCGAGTGGCAGCAACAGCAGGTTCAACCGGATCACCGCCACCGCCCATCCAACGGGCCAGAGTCGCAAGGCCGGAAACATCTTGCTTAAGGCGGTCCCAAAACCGGCTAACGACGCCCTGAGCACGTGGCACAGGCGCTGACAAGGGTGGTTGATTTGGAGTGGTCGAGTTTTTTTTTGAGTCGTCGTCCATGCCCTCGCACCAGTTGACATGGAACTTCAGCCGGGCGGCGGTGTAGTTGAACAGCGCCTGTTCGCAATCGGCCAGATGGGTGCTGAGTCCAAGGCGCGGGTTCTGCTTGCGGAAGTTGGATATGTTGACGGTCTGCGTGCGGCAGTCGTTCGCCAGCGGGCTCGGGGCGGTCCAGCCCTCCTCCTGATACTGCCAGCCGCCGGGAGGGTGGACGCCGTGGGGGTTCTTGATGCGGAAGTTCATTCTATCGGCGTGAACGAGTAGTCGATTAGGTTCTTCGATTTTGCCCAATGAATCTTGTCGATGATGTCAGCTTTGCAGGCTTCGCAGACAGACTCCGGTGTCGGGCTTTCGTCTCGGTTCAATGACCACCACACGAACATGTGAGAGGCTTCAGATGGCGTGCATCGGCAGCAGCTCACTTCCCATCCTCCGCCACCGCTAGCTTTTTCGGGAGGCAGTCTTTGCTTCCTGTAGGTGTTGAGAAACTCGACATGCCAGCGTAATCGTCCACCCGGATTTCGGCTCCCGTTGGCAAACCCGCGACAGGACTGGATGCAATGGTGTAAACGACTGGCTCCGGTGGCTTCGGTCTGCCGCACGCCATGATGGCCCGATACAGGTAAACAGCCTCCTCCTGCTTAAAGTGGCTCTTTTGGCAAAGGCACTTGAACGGGGCCAGTCCACATCCGTCACATCGGGTCACAATCGTAATCATAAATCAGCCTTCCACCACCGCCAGCACGGCGAAATCATCGAAAATCTTGAACGGAATCCCGTCCACCACGCAGTCTTTTCCGTTGTAGGGGTTCACCACGACGCGGCTTCCGGCTGGTGCTTCGCACTTGCTGGACGTGCCGTGCACCATCAGCCGTCCGCACTGTGCCCGTTCGGCGTTGTGGCCAGACTCGCGGACCACGTGGAGGCCGTTCACCGTCGTTGGCAGTTCCTCCAGCTTGATGAGGACTCGTTTTCCGGTGGGTCGAAACTTGAAGGAGCCTAGGGCCATGTCGATGCAAACCTTTCATCCGGCTCGAATTTACTGTCAACTCTTTTACACATTCGAAATCGGCGTCAAATCCTTCGACCGAAGCATTTCGCGCATCCGACTTGCCACTTTCAGCAGCGGATTCTCACTCCGTTGTGGCGTCGTTTTGGACTGTCCCAGCTGGAATCCGTGACGCCGCGCCATCTCCAGCAGGATCACGAAACTGTCCATCAAGTCAGGGGACTCCTTCGTCCGCTCCTTCATGTCGTCCTTCGGTTCCACCTGAACCTGAACGACACCACCGACCTTGTTCGTCTCGCGGTAAATGCGCTGGCAGCCTTCCTGTGCGCAGTCACGCGGCAACCCCCGTACCTGACCCAGCTTAACGGCCTCACGCACGGCGAACCAGAGACCCGTCACACGGTTCCGGTACGCCTGCGATTCCATCTCTTGACCGCCGGAGCGAACGGGTCGGTCGGGCGCATTGCCACCGAAGTCGATGGGCACGCATTTATGGTTCCAAAGATGGGCGAACTCCGAAGCCAGCGTGGCATTGCCCGTCGAGTCGTAGCCGAAGTTCTCCGGCGGGATGCCACGTTCCACGCACATCTTCATCACGAACTTCACAATCTGCGTGTCCACATCCTCGGTGCTGTTGACGATGGGGATGTTCACTTGCAGCTCCGGCTTCAAAATCTGAGCGCCCGTGACATCTTCTCCAAATGTTCCGATGGTGAAAATCTTCCGGTCGCCATCCGCCACTTTGCCGGGGTCCAAAGCTGCCACTTTCTTCAGTGGCGTGTTGCTCCACGTCACCTCATTAAACGCCTTCCCATCCTCGCAGAGCTGCATGGTCAGCACGCGCTTATCCAACGACAGCACGGGCATGATGCCGTAGTACATCATGGTCATGTTGATGTCGTTCGCGTCCTTGTAGTACGCCAGCTTCCGCTCAATCGTCTCCGGCTTCAGGATTCCGTGCCACGGGTTCACGCCTCTCGGGAAGTCGCCGTTCGGCGTGTCGGGTCCGTAAATCTGGATGCCGACTCCGCCGTCACGCGTGGGCCATGTGCGCGTCCGCTTCTCCTGACCGATGGCTGACCAACCGCCGACCGGTTCGCCTAGCTTGCCCAGCGAATCTAGCGGGTCTTTCGGGTTCCCCATGCCGATGAACTGCACAGACACCGCGCCGCCCGTGGCAAGGTTCGCCATGGCGTCAATGGCACCCGAACCCATCAGCGAAAGCTCGTCCATGATGATGAGCAGCCGCTCGTTCTTGACGCCGACGTAGTTGGACATGCCGGTCCACTGGTCGGGGCCAACTTTGCACGCCACGCCCTTGATGCCGCCCTTGAAGCTACGGCCTTCGCCTTCCACGGACCCAGCCACCGTAAGCGAGTAGTTCGCGTCCGTGATGTGCCCGTCCAGCCATGGGCGAATCTCTTTCGCGGCCCGGTGGATGCCGCAAATCTCGCCCCACACACGCTGAGGCAGCAGGTCGCGGGTCGTCGTGGAGACAAGGCAGGTCAGTTCCGACAGCCAGATTTGGAAGTTCAGGTAGGCCCACGCGGCGGACGTGTAGGTCTTGCCGGAGCTGCCCGGACCGCAAATGGCCACTTGGTCATGCTTCACGAAGTTCTCGAACAGCAGTTCCGACCAGCGGTGCCATTCAAACTTGGGGAGCAGGGCGGTCAGCGCCTCTCGGTAATGGTGCAGGTCATCCTTCCGTCCGGGGAACTTGTCGGGCTGTCGGATGCACTCCCGTTCGATCACAAACCGGTCGGTGCCGATGGGGAACGTGCGCCCGTAGAGCTGGAAGGTGCCTGACTTTGGTGCGCGTTGGATGTCCATTGCCGCTTGAACCATGGCACGCGACATGGTTAGGTTCAACCGGAATGGCAGCAAGCGGCATCAATGACCCCAATCGGGTTTACGACGGAATCACCGCATGGGATGGCGGAGTTGACTCGTCCCTGCCCGCCACGCTCATCAGCCGCAATCAGGCCGCATGGTCCGTGAATCGTGTCTGCCGATCCGGTTATAGCGATGTCCGGCCCGGTCTTGTCCGCCGGCAGGTCGGCTATCTTCAGGGTCTTTTCCAAGGGTTCGGAACCTACACGTCGGATTCTGGTCAAGTGTTTGCCGGCATCAGCATCGGCGGTCGCGTGTTTCTTACCGGGTTGAACGACAACACTTATCCGATCTCCGAGCTGACTTCTGCTTCCATTGTCAACGACCCGACCACCCCGCACGTCTGGTTCTGTCAGGCGGAGCGAAATCTGATCGTCCAGAACAACCTCAACCTGCCTATCTTCTGGAACGGGGTCATCGCCCGCCGCAGCAACGGCAATGCAACCACGCTCAACGTTCATGAACTGCCGCCCGGCGGACCGACATTCTATTACCAAGGTCGCGTGTGGGTGGCTCAGGGTTCCAACTACATCGGAGGAGACATCGTTAACGGTAATCTGTCTTTGGCCGATCCGCGTGACTCGGTTCTGCAATGCACGGAGAATGATTTCCTGAACGAGGGCGGGTCTTTCGCCGTTCCCGGAATCCAAGGCGGCATCACGTCCATCACGGCATCGGCGAATAACGATACATCGCTCGGTGTCGGTAGCCTGCTCATTGGAACCGCTCAGGGCATTTTCGCTTTCAACGCGCCCACAGACCGGACGGAATGGAAGAACCTTCAGCAACCGATTCAGCAGTACGCGCTCATTGGTTTCGGCCCCGTGAGTCAGGAAGGGTTCGATAACGTGAACGCGGACATGTATTTCCGATCCTCCGATTCGGAAATCCGCTCCTACTTTTACGCTCGCCGGGACTTCACGAACCAGTGGGGAAACATTCCCCTGAGCCGGCAGGTCGTCCGCGCCATTGCCGGTGAGGCTGCCATCTGGCTTTATGGCAGCAGCGGCATGACGTGGCAGAACCGCTACCTCGCCACGGTGCAACCGCAGCGCGACCAGACCACGGGCATTTACTACCTAGGCTTGGCCAGCATGGACTTTTTCAATGTCGGTGGCGTCGGGAAGACCAGCCCTCCGGCATGGGATGGAGTATGGGCAGGTCACCAATTCTACGCCGTGTTCAAGGCCACGGTGAACAATCTGGAACGGGCATTCGCATGGGTCCGAAACGCCAACACGAATCAGATTGAGCTTTGGGAGTTTGATCCGGGGATGCGTCAGGACTACGACGGCACAAACTACATCCCGATTTCGTGGTCGTTTGAGACGCGGGCGATGGATTTTTCCAGCAACGAAACTTCGCCTCTGGACCTGAAGCAGCTGCTTGGTGCAGACCTGTGGTTCGATCAGGTGGCCGGAAACGTCTCCCTGCTTGGCTATTACCGGGCGTCCCTCGGTCCGGCATGGACCCCTTGGGCCAGCACCTCGGCATGTTCCATCACCGGGGTGTGCAACAATCTCGGTTGCAATCCTCCCGTCTTCCCAAACCCGCTGGCATTCGACCGCATCTCCTTCCAGACGCCTGACCCTGCCGTAAACCCGCAGCAGAACACTTCTGCCAGCTGGGGGTACAATTTCCAGATTCGTGTGACCGGAACCGGTGCGTGCCGGTTCAAGGAGCTTCGGGCATGGGCGCACAAGAAACCCGAGAAGCCGGCTGGTGATTTGGACAAGAGCACCTGCATCTCCAGCAGCACGGTCCAATGCACGGCCACCGGAACATGCCCCGTGGTTCAAGTGTGCGGCGTGAACGATTACAACTGACATGGCCACCATCACCTTTAACGCGGGGACGCTTCCAACGAACTTCTGCCCGACCACTTGGCAGCAGACCTTCAATGGATTTGTCAATTCGCTCACCGGCACGGTCAATGGCCTGAACTATTCGCAGATCATCGTCAGCATGACTGCCCCGACGACTGACCTGACGAACCTGTGGCTTCAGATCACGAACACCGGAATTCCGGTCCAGCTCTACGCCTATTCGTCAAACACCGGAAGCTGGGAGCCGATCCAGCAGAACTGGTTCTTCCCCGGCCTGACAGACTCCGGTGCGGCCAACGCGTATATCGTCACCCTGAGCTACCTGCCCATCAGCCAGACGACCGGCGGAGTCCCCACGTCCGGCCTTACCACGGGGATGACATTTCTGTTCAAGGCGTCGCACGCGAACACGGGTAACTCCACTTTTCAGATAAAAGTCGGCGCTTCGGTGACGTATGCGGCAGCTCCGATCCTAATTGTGGCCGCGCAGCTTGGCAGCGGCTTCATGGTGGCAAATGGCTGGTACATGGTTCAGTATGACGGAACCAACTTCCAGCTGCTCAACCCGGACATCACGGCGGTTGCCTCCTTGTTGATCCCGCCTCCTCAGCCGGTCGCGTTTGCAGTGCTGGAAAGCTCTACACCTGTTTCGATCAATGTGGTTGCGCCCACCGGAATGCTGCTCCAGACCTACAATCATGGGTTCTCCGGCGTTCCCGCATTCGTTCGTCCCGTGCTGGTATGCCTGTCCGACGATGCCTCTTTCCTCGCCGGTCAGGAAGTGGCCATTACGGAATTCATGACCCCTGGCGAAGTGGCCATTGTTGGTCATGCCTTCTCGGGAAGCTTTCCAGCCTTTTCGGTGCGTACCTCTGCAACTCAGATAACCACATGGATCATTGTCGGTCCATCAACGAACAATCAAATAATGGTGCTTGGTAACGGGGCTTTCGCACCGGAGATTTACTTCGTCGATCCCACCAAGTGGAACTACAAGGTGTACGTCTCCAAGTAAGCCATGAACACAGTCAAGAATGTTCACAGTCCATCAGGGATGTGGTTCAGCACCGAAGGGTGCTCGAACGCGCGCCTGCCTGATTGTCCTGTTTGTAAATACGGAACACCCGACCGATTGAAAGCGAACAACTGGAAATGTGCGGACTGCGGTTTCGAGTTTAAGTCTGGCTCCCTGAATCGTTCCAATAAGGTGGTCGTACCATGATAACGCTCACTTTCACCGCCGGCTCCCTGCCGCCGAACTTCTGCCCGGCGACGTGGCAGCTGACGTTTCAGGGTTTCGTCAACGCCCTCAGTGCAACGGTCAACGGGCTGGATAACACGCAGGTTCTCGTCTCCCAAACCGCCCCAGCCATCAGCACCAGCTACCTGTGGCTTCAGATTTCCGTTGGTGGCGCTCCTATTCAGCTGTACCGGGCAAGCGGAGGGGTATGGGTTCCCAACCAGCCAACGTTCTTCTTTCCCGGACTGGCGGACATTGGCGTCGCAAATTCCTATCAGGTCACTGGCGTCACCATTCCTGTCTCAGTAAACCCGGACGGTTCTCCGGCCACAGGTCTCGTCACGGGCATGACGTTCGTGTTCATGGCGGGCCATTCAAACACGGCTGCCAGCACCTTTCAGGTCAACGCCTACACCCTGCAAACGCTTCTGATCGGGGCCAACGCCACGACTGCCGGGCAGATTGTGGCGGGAAACTGGTACGTTGTGCTGTACGATGGAACCCATTTTCAGCTGCTCAACCCGTCTTTTGGATACCTGCTCACCACGAAATTCGTGTCGTCTCTTCAGACCGTTCCGGTGGGTGGTGCAAACACTTCGGTGGCGCAGCCACTGAATCAGATTCCGAGCTTCTATCAGGTGTATTTCAAATGCCTGAACCCGAACAACGGATGGTCAGCCGGTGACATCGTGAGTCCCGAGGCGTTCGTGAGGGATGATATCAACGGAAAGTCAAGCGTTTCAGGCACCTCCGCCTTTTATTACGAGCCTACCACCACCAGTTTTATTCTGTACCAGAAGAACTGCTCTGGCACGCTGTTCAAGGTCATCATCAAGGGCGGTGACTATGCCGCCGGAGCCACCAACGAATCGGACTGGCAATTCTACGTGTCAATGGGTTACGTTCCCTGAAGGACAGCCATGCCAATACGCACGACATTCGCAGACCTGCAAGCCTCCGGGGTGGGCGACACGCTCAATCTGCCGCCGTGCAACCCTCGCTTCATCGCATTGGCGAACCGGGCGCAGCACACATTGGCTGATGCGGGCCGCTGGTATGGCACCATCGTCACGGCGCGCTTCTGCCAGTACAACGGGTGCATCACGTTCCCGCGCAGCGTGGCTGTCGTGGAGAAGATGGACATCTGCCGGCACTCGGTTTACATCCGTAACCAGTGGTGGGAGTACCAGACGGACTACCCAGTGCCGTCCATGAACCGCTGTCAGCAATACGGCTGGACGCCGGAACTGCTCCCTCGGAACAACGTCTGCACGTTTCAGGATGTGACCGGAGCGCCGGCCTACATCCAGCTCTACCCGCAGTCCGTCGCCGATTACGGCAAGGTAGTCATTCTTCAGGGCATCGACGCCGGGACCGGTGAACCAGTTCAGGAGTCGGTAACCCTAGTGGCCGGGTACGCACAGTCCGCCTACCAGTACCTTCCGCCGGGGCTAACGGGAGTCCAGAAGCCGGTCACCACCGCACAGATCAACGTCACGGCATACTACCCATCGACCACCTTGTCCGCGCCGCTGGCTATCTGGGAGGCCAGCGAAACAGCCCCGTGGTACATCCGCAAGTACCTCGTCAACTTCCCGAACTACTGTCAGGCGAACGCGGCGGTCACAGGTGGAAACTGTTGCACGGACTATGGCACTGGCTGCGCGCCATCCTTGGTGAACTGCCAGAACGGCATCGCCGCTTCATTCTTGGTGCGCCTCGAGGTTGTGCCTTTGCTGGTACCGACCGACTGGCTTTTCATCACGAATGTCGAGGCGTTGCGCGAGGAGATGCTGGCCCTGAATGCCCGCGATCAGCATCAGTTCGACCTTTACTCGGGACACCATCAGTCGGCCATCCAGCTTCTCCGCAACGAACTGGACAAGTACCAGCCGCCGCAGCAGATCACCGTGAACTCCCAGCCGTGGGGTGATGCCCATCCGCGCCGGGTGTTTGGAGGGTTCATTTGAACGACTTGGCTGTCATTGATCCGGTGGAGCAGATGGAGGAAATGCTGCTTCCCAAGGCGGATGGCACGCTTCAAAAACTGCCACCCGTTCAGCATCACTTCATCGGCGGAATGTATATCCGTCACATGAGCATTCCCGCCGGCCTGCTTCTGATGGGGCACACGCACAAAACGACGCATCCGAATGTTCTGCTCAAGGGCAGGATGCGCCTCTGGATGAAAGGCCTCGTTCGCGAGATTGAAGCGCCTTGCGTTTTCGAGTCCGTGGCCGGTTCCCGAAAAGTTGCCGTGATGCTGGAGGACGTGGAATTCGCCACGCTCCATGCGACTGAGGAGACGGACATCGGCAAGCTGGAGTCGGAACTGTTTGAGGCCAGCCCGACGTGGCTTGCCTACCAAAAGGGAAAGGAACTATGTCAGCCGCATCACTAGCCATCGGATTAGGGGCCGTCGGAACCATCGCTTCCGCCGCGTCGGCGGGAGGGACAAAGAGCGCCCTCAACAACATCGCCCAGACGCCCTACGTCGATCCTAACAAGGCGTATACGGACTCCCTCAACGCCTCATTGGGTGCGCTGCCTCAGGCATCCAACCTGACCGGTCAGGAGAACGTCTTCAATCAGCAGCAGATGCAGGATGCGCTGAACCGGAGCATCCCCGGCTATTCCAACATCCAGTCTTCCCGCTCAAACCAGATTCAGAGCGAGCTGGCCGGCCAGATTCCTCCCGACGTTCAGGCCGCGCTTGAACGCTCCGGGGCCGCTCAGGGGCTTTCCGGCGGATTTGGAGGTTCACAGGCCGGACGCAACCTGACCGCCCGTGACATTGGAACCACATCACTTGGCCTGATGAACCAAGGTCAGCAGCAGGCACAGCAGCTCATTTCCGGCACGCCCATGGCCACTCCGATCAGCATCGCGCAACAGCTGGGCATCAATCCGTCCCTGCTCTACTCCGGTACCGAGTCGCAGCGGTCCGGGAACATGGCGGCGGCAACGAATGCAGCGGTGGCTCCGGGCGCTCTCGGAACCCTTGGAGCTGGCGCTCAACAGATTGGCGGTGGCATCCTTGGCGCTTATCCGCAGGGTGGGTTCGGCGGTGCTGGTTCCGGCGGCGCATTTGACCCCACCCAACACTGGCCCTGAACTATGCCAAACATTCCAGACGCAGCATCGTATGTGGCCCCTCTTGGACAGGGGTTTCAGATTGGCACGCAGTGGCAGGCGCAGAGGGAGCGTAGCCGGGAGGCATTGGCCAACGAGGCGCTGGCGCAACAGCAGCAGGGCATCGCTCAGGCTCAGGAAGGGCGCACCCAGCAGGAGTTTCAGCAGGCTCAGGATGCCAGCAGGTTCTTGCAGACCCGTTTTCAGCAGCGGCAGGGCGAAGAGGCTTTGAAGGCTCAGGATACTCCCGATGGCGGGGTTCCCTACACGCCCAAGGAACCAGCCGATATTCTTCGCGAGATTTACCCGGAAGCAGCCGCCCGATTTCCGGGCTCGGCGCTGGAGAAGGTTCTGCCGGTGATTCAGCGGCAGATGATTACGCCGTATCAGCAGCAGCAGATTGACCTTGGACGTGGACGCCTTGGGATTCAGCAGCAGCGGGCGGATACGGCTGAAGACTACGGAGGCCAGCGCATCGACATCGCACAGCAGCGGGCCGACGACATGGCGCGGCAGGGGGATGTTCGGAATGACCTTCGACGAGCTGCCATAAAATCTTCCCAGCAATCCCAACTGCGTGCCCTTCAGGCTCAGACCGGCGAACCCATCTTCGACCCGCAGACTCAGGAGTTCGACGCCGAGGCGTACCAGCGCGCTCTGAAGAAGGCCGGCGAGTCGTTCACCTTCAACAAGCAGATGACGCCGCAGGAGCGTCAGGTTGACCGAATCCTAAAGGCGGACCCGTTCTACAAGGACAAGACGCCGGAGGAACTTGAAGACTATCGCGGCAAGCTAATTGCCAATGGCGGGAAGCCTTTCGCTCTTTCTCCGTCTCAAGAGTCGGATATTCAGAAGTCCAACCAAGTCGTTCGCGGAATAGAAAAACTGAACGACGCTGTGGACGCGTACAAAGGCGACTTCGGACCCGGTTTCTGGATCAAGAACAAGGCTGGCAAAATCCTTGGAACCAGCGAGAAAGAACAGCAGCTCGCCCAGATTTACTCGCAGATTTCGAGCGGCAAGGCTTTCGACGTGGGCGGAAAGACGCTCACCCCGACGGAACTTGGTGCCATCCTCACGACCATCGGTGATCCTTCCAATCCGCAGTTCCGGGAACGGGTGAAAGACTATCTGCAATCGGAATCGGAGAAGCACGCACAGCAGATCGAGGTGCTCAAAGAAGGTGGATACGAGACGAATCCGAAGTATCGCGGTCAGGTCAAAAGCTACATCGAAAACTTGGACCGGGTGCAAAAGAAGCTGTCGGAGTCGGGTCGCTCTTTGTCGGAGAATTTCACGGGGGACGGCAAAAACAAGCCGACCGTTCACGACCTCGGCAATGGAGTAAAAGTCACCGTCGAGAGGGTCAACTAAATGCCCACTTACAAGGTCACCGACCAGAATACTGGCCAAACCTACAAGGCTACGAGCGACACCGAACTGTCTCCTCAGGACGTACTCAAGGCGGTTGGACTTCATGGTGCTGCATCAGAGGCTCCGTCGCAACCGGGCGTGGGCGAACTGCGCCGCCGTGAAGGGGAGGGTGAGATTTCAGCGCAAGCGCCCCAGAAGGGGTTCATGGACCGCGCTCTGGAAGGGCTTGCGGGCACCAGCCAGTACGGACTGCCCGTAGCTCGCACCGGAGAAGAGGGAGCAGCACAAGCTGAGGGTGCTAAGAAGATGCTTCCCTATGCCGCTTCCATTGCTGCACCGGAGGCTTTGCCGGCGAAACTCGCAGTAGGTGGCGCGCGCACACTGGCTGGCTACATCGCCCGTCAGGCTTTGGTCGGTGGCACTGCCGGAGCCGCCTACAACGCCACGAAGCAGGCCACCGAAGGTCGTGTTGATCCCGCCGAACTGGCGAAAGAAACTGCCATAGGAGCCGGAACGCTTGCGGTGGGCGGTCCCATCCTCGGCAAAGCCTCCAACGCCATCGGTGGCGGCATCGCCTCTACCGTTGCCCCTGAAGCCGCTGGTTCCCGTGTCATGTCCGGTCTTCGAGGTGCTGCCGGCGGAATCCTGAAACCGCTCGTTGAGCCCGTCGAGTCTGCCGGACGGCGCGTAGCCCGTGATGCCATCGAAAAGCTCTACGGCGTGGAGGTTCCAACGACGCCCGGAGATGCCGTTGGAAAGTACGTCCAAGAGCTGAAGAAACCCGTGGCCGGTTCCGTGCCTCCAGACGAGATGGATGGCGCACGTCAGGCCGTCATCTACGCCGCCACCAAGATTGCCCCTCCCGGAGCATCACCTTCCGAAATAGCCACGGCAACCCGTGACCTACTGAAGTCTCAGCTTGCGCCCATAGACGCGAACGCAAACGCGGCTATCAAGAAGTTTTCCAACGAAATCTCGCAGCACCTAAGCCTGTCGGATGAAGCGACAGCGGCGCGTGGTGCCGGTCTGATCGGCCCCGGTACTGACCGGCATACGGCTGGAGAGGTTGTCAAGGATGTCGCCGGCAACGGACTGGAAAGGCGTGATGCCAAAGTAGCCGCTGCCTACGATGAGTTTCGGGCGCATCCATTCGTGAAGGTGAAAGGAACCCCTTCCGAGACCGCGAAGTTCGCCAGAGATTTGGAATCGCAGGCGCTCCAGACCACCGAGACAAGCGAGAAGTCCATTCTTGGCCCGAATGGCGAGAAGCTTACCACGGAGACGGAAGCACCGATTCCGGCAACGCTGGGAGCAATCCAGAAAGAAATTGCCCAAATCAAGCAGTTCGCTAGTACTCCGCAGAGTTTGGAAAACCTGCTTCGCTATCGCACGCTGGTCCGTCAATCCATCGGCGACCCGGCTCGCATGGTCGGCATCCCAGAGCGCGATAAATGGCGGCTAGTTGGCGTCCTTACAAAAGACATCAACGGAATCGTAGATGGCCTTCCCACGAGCACGCTGAAAGACAAATTCAACGCGGCTCAAAAACTCTACGCGGAGACCGCCGACTCTTACAAAGACCCGTTTGTTCAGTCTCTATCCCGTGACGTTGGCGTCGCCAAAGGCACCACACCGGCACAGGCATACTCCAGCCTCACCGGAACTGACGCGCAGGCCAACTTCGACCGGCTGAAACAGATTGCCGGACCGGATTACCCGAAGGTCGTGGACTCGGTTCGCCGTGGACTGGCACAGGAGATTCACGAGACAGCGTACAACCCGGTTTCCGGCACCTACGACCTTGGTGCGGTGGTGAAGCGGCTGGACCAGTTCAAGGCGAATGCGCCCCGTGAATTCGCGGCCATGTTTCCGAATTACGATCCGGTCGTGAATCTGGCCAAGCGGCAGGCGGCGATTCGGTCGGCAGGCAAACTGAGTGCGGAAGATGCGTTGCATTCGTTTCGTGCAAATCCACAAGAGTTGAATGACCTGCTGGAACCTACGTCGCGGCCCGACATTGCCAAGGCGGCTCAGGGCGCATTTCAGGCGAACGCGCTTCGGGAAAGGGCACTGTCGAACCAGCTTTATGCCGATGTGATGGGCGGTAAACTGACTGCCGTAGAACGCGACCCGCAGACGCTCATCAACAAGATCATCGGCGGCGATTACAAGATCGGCCCCGGAATCAAGGCTGCTGGCACGGGCGGATACTCGCCGGACATTGTGGGCCAGATGATGTCTGCCGTGCAGCAGCAAGACCCACAACTTGCCGGTCGGTTGCAGGAGACCTTCATGGAGTCGCTCCTGAACGACGCCCGTAAATCCACCAAGGTTGGGGGGAAGGTGATTGACCCGGACGAGCTGCTGAACCTTTTGACCGACAAGCGGCGCGGTGAAATCGCCCAAAAGATTCTTGGCCCGGCGAAAATGCGCGACCTCGTGAGTGCGGCCCAACTGCTGAAGGGTACCGGTCCGACGCAGGGTGAATCCATGCTGTCCATGCTGGGCAGTGATGGTGTAAATGCGGAGGAAGTGGCGCGCGCTCCCCAGCTTGGCCGTCTGGCTTTCTTGCGGGCAAACCTATCGCTTCCCAGAGTTCGCCTCGCTCTGGCCGGAAAAATTCTCAACAACAACTCACTGCGGAAGATTGCCGCCACTCCGTTCTCGAAACTCACCGAGCCGGAAACCAAGGCGCTCGCTGAAGCGGTATCGAACACACCATGAACGACAAGATGAAGCTCGGTAACGGCGGTCGCTTCCAAGAACTCGCATCCAAGCTCGCCAAGAAAGGCGTCAATGACCCGAAAGCGCTCGCGGCCTCTATTGGCCGTAAGAAGTACGGCGCAGAGAAGATGGCCCATTGGGCCGCAAAAGGCCGCGAGCGCGCTGAAGATTAACCCTGTGCCGGCATCACCCTCGCCGCCTGCACGACACCCGAGGCCAAGGTCTGTGCGGCAGTGGCCGGCTTCACCGGTTCCGCACGCTTCCAGTTCTGCGGCGGGGGCGGGTTGGATGATTGGACGGCCTGAGCCTGTACCATGCGGGGGGTTCCTGAAGGCAGCGAATAGTCACGGAACGCCTGTTCCCGAGACGGCAGCGGCTCCGCCTGTGGCGGACCCCAAGTCAGCGCCTTGCGCACGGCCTCTTTCAAAGCCCGCAAGTCCGTCAGTTCAGTGTCCGCCTCCGGCTGCGGCAGCTTACGCCACTCTTCCAGCGCCGCCTTGGCAGCCTCGCGTTCCGTGGCCTTGACCGCTCCACGCGCCGGGATCGCCAGCAGGAGGTTTTCAAGGATGATTTCTAGGGGGTGTTTTGTTTGCATGATGATTCGTTTTCGTCGTCTTGATCGTAGTACGGAATTCCAGTTTCAGCCATCGAGTCCGCATCCCGTGCGCGTCGTCTTCGCACAGCCGCCTGTTCGTTGGCCAGCTGCTCGTGGTCCCATGGCGGGGTGAAGTCGTCTTCGGAGGGGAAGAAGGGGGTCATGGAGTCAGTGTTTAAGCCGCCTTATTTATTGCGTTTACGATCAGGGTGCAAATCTTGTAGCAGATTGCACTCTCGTAATGGCGGTCGCAAATAAACTCTTCCCTGCATGCCTCTTCAGTGGTTTTACATCCGCAGTCCTCTAGGTATCTTTTCGATGCCTCGCATTTACCATTGTGTATCCACACTTCGATTTCAGCCTTAGTGCCGTCATCCAGTGTGATTAGAATTGGTGTGCCGTAATATTTACCGTTCAAATCTCCAATTGTTGCAGTCATAGTTCACTCCTTCCGGTTCACCCACCCCGGCAACCCGCACTCCGACTCCACCGCCGGACTCCCCGGCCAGATTCCGGTGCGCTCGCAGGCGGCGTACACCTTAAGTAACCGGATAGCCTCCACGCGCCCGGCCTCAATGAACTCCGGCGTGCAGGTGAACACACGCACGTCGAACGGCGGTTTGTTTTCGACCACCAGAAACTTGAATCCCGTCTTTGGCGTGTCAGCGCCGCAGCAGGCATTCCAGACGAGGAGGTTGAAGCCGGCTTGAATGTGGTAGCCGGAATTGTACGCGTGTTTCGGCCACTGGTCGTCTAGTTGGCCCGTAAATTTGCAGTCAGCCAAGAAATCTCCATTCGGAACCACGTCGAACCGGCAGCGCACGTACACGTCATTCGTCTCGTCTCGCGTAATCAGCGTCAGCTCCGTCTCGCAGTCCTTGAGGACGGGGGCGATGAGGGAATGCTTCGCTAGAGCCGCAGCGGCGGCGTGGGCGTTGTCGTAGTCGTCTTGCTTGATGGGTATGAAGCCATCGGACTTGGCCTCAGCGATGATGTTCTTGCACGCCTTGGCGTTTCCACTCCACGGCTTCAATTCACCGTCGTCATTTCGGTATTTCTCCGGCAACACTCGCAGCCTCGGCAGCGGCTTCTCCGGCTCCAGCACCAGCGCGTGCCCCAGCGTTCCGATCATCATCGCGGGCGTTGGCTCGAAAGGCTCGTCCAGAGCCAGCTTGAGATGCGCCGGGGTAGAGCGCCAGAGCTTCATCAGGCGGGAAGCAGATGCGCCGTTGAAGGCGTGGTACTGCTCTGCGGGCATCGAGGTATGGATGCCGATCAGGTCTGGGGTTAGGGGGGTCATGGTGCGTTGATTACCGGAAGTCCGTCTTCCACTTTGTAGTCGGCACTCACGCCTTCATCTCCTTCTCCACCTCACCCCAGCTCTCAGTCATCTTCCGCAGCGTGGTCGGATCGGCGGCAACGGCCTGTTCGAGGGTGTGGCACGACGAGAACAGGGCCAGACCGGACTTCAGGTATGCAAGGAACGCCTCTTCCGTGAACCCGGAGCCCGCCAGCAGCCCACGGATGGCTTTAGGGAGGTTCATGCCGCCTTCCTGCGGAGCGGCTTCCTGCACTACCGCCTGCTTTGCCGTGGTGACCTTCTGAGGCGTAGCGGCAAACTTCGGAGCCTCCCCTGAACCGGATTCACCCGTATCCACCTCAATTACCACGCCGTTGTCCACGGTGGTGCTGCGGCCCATCTCCGCCGCATCTGCCGCCGTGATGGCCCCGTTCAGCTCAATGGAACGCGGCATGTACTTGAGCACCTGAAGCAGCACGACCTTGCGGGCGTACATCTCAAAGTTGTTGTACGAGTAGTGCCGCTGGCCAACCTTGTTGAACTTGTCCCGGTGCTTCAGCACGCGCTCCACCGGCCACGCCTCGATCACGGACTGCTCAGAGCCATTCACGCGACCGCAGGCGTACACCCATCGAAGCGCATCCGGGTCGCCATAGTTGTGGCCCGGTACGTGCCGGCACTTCGGGTTGCTGCCCAGCTCAAATTCCCACAGGTCTCCGTCATATACGGCCCCGGTCCATGCCGTAGCCCGGCCTGTGTTGTTCAGCAGGCCGACAAGCCCCTGCCAGCCGGGAACCAGCGTGCAGGTTGTGCCATAGGGAATCAGGTAGGACTGCCCGGCGACGCCCGGCTCAAGCCCTAGCTGTGAGGACACCACCAGCGATGCAAGGATGCTCTGCGGCGTGCATTTGCGGAGCGCCGGGGTGGTACTGTAAGCCGTCTGCGCAAGCCGGATCATCCGGTCAGCGTTCAGGTGTTTCGGAAGCGCGTTGATGAGCGCCTGCCGTGATTTGCCAAGATACTCTTGGAGCTGCTTGGAATTGGTGACTGCGAGTTCAGTGGACATAGAAACGGGATGCTGTGGGGTTAACGAAGAAAGAATGCGAAAGTCTCGCGGATGATGCTGATGTTCACCTGCTGGCAGATCAGCCACTTGGCCCAAGCGAGCGGCCAGAAAAAGAAGTCCACGATGGCCCAGAAGAGGCTGTCGTTGACGCGGTGGCCGATCATGGCCGTGGCGATGGCCATCAGAAGCCAGATGGCTCCGTAGATGGCGGGTGTATTTGATGTGGTTTTGTCAGTGCTCATGTTTTTGGTGCCGTGTTTGCGGCGGTTGGTTCGGCAACAGGAACCCCTGTTTGGATTACAACAAGGCCGTCTTGCGTAGGCGTCAGCTCGCGAAGCATTGCCGGTGCCCACTCACCGCGCTTCCACCAATAAGCGCCCGCCACCTTCGGAAGTTCGGTCGTGAAGGTCATAGGTTAATTTCCCTTCAGCCAAGCGACTTGCTTTTCCAGTAACGTGATTGCGGCTGATTTTACACTTTCATCCTGCTCATCAGCAATGTCGTTTACGAGCTGATAGATGCGCGTATCATAGGGATTGCCGGACTGGCCGGCGGCGGTTGCGAATTCAGCGGAAGTAGTTGGCACAGCCTCAGTCTCCGGCTTGGGGCCAGACACAGATGCCGCCGCTTTGATGCTCTTCGCCGTCACGCTTCCGCTCTGCGCAGCCTTGGCCAGAACTTCATCGCGCTTAGTGGGTTCAACCTTGGACAGCTCGCGGGCTTGGCTTTCGGTTTGTAAACAATTGTTTACATTGGCGGGAAGCGACTTCACCACAGCGGAAGCATTTATGAGCTGAATTGCCCGCTGCCGATCCCAACCCCACTTTTCCTTGCAGTAGTCCTGAAACGTCGAGAAATCCGAACGGTAGAGCTTTTCGTCCCGAATGGTCTCCAATGCCAGCCCGATCTCCACGAAGGTTTTCTGCCCCCGGCGGATGCACGCCTCCAGCGATTCGAGGCGCTTCGCCTCCGTTCCAGTTAAGATTGTAGGACTCATTTCGTTGCCCTGTTTTTGGACATGCAGGCTGCGGAAAGCTCCCGACGGGCCGTTTCGATCTGGCATCGGATCGGTAGCAAATCACGGGTGCGATGATTGTAGATGGTCTCCAGCATTTCAATGAACGCGCTCGTCTTCGCCTGCTGCTTCAGCAAGCCGCCATTGGTTGAAATACGGTCACAGAGCGTATTAATGTTGGCGGAGGAGTATTTCAGGACCATATGGATTGCCCCAAGGAAATGAGAGCATTTGCTCCATGATACGTGCTGGCCCGCGCAGGCGGCGACCCTCAGCACTTCCAAAGCGTAGGTGAATTGGCAACCAATGAAGGTTCCATCCTTGATCTGCCGGCTGTCCCCGCCCAGCAGCTTTGCGGCGATCCCCGGCGCGATTCCGTGCTGGTCGCAAAACTTTGCAAGTTCAATGAAGTGCTTGTTCCCTTGACGGACGTAGCTGCTTACAAAGTCAGCACGGGACCAAGAACGCTGCGTATCGTTGATGAATGAGATTTCAATCTCATCATTATCGGACACCACGTAATGCACCGGAATTTTCAATTCCTTGGCCACTACCAGCCGGTGCCCTCCATCCCGGACCTTGAACTTTTTTCCTTCAGTGCTCACCACCACCAGTGGATGCTCTGGAAGAAAGCCATGCTTTTGCATGGAATTCAGCAGTTTCTTGTTGGTCCTGACATCGCGATTTGTTTCATCCTGAAGGAACATTGAATAGTCCTTTGTGCAATGAATTTGTTTATTTTTTGCGCTCATAGTTTTTATTCTCGCTCTTCTCCAATCACAAATTTTACCAGCAGCTTCTCAATGATCGGCAGGGGCTTTCGCTCCCCCTCCTCCCAATGCGCGTAGGCACTTTTGGAAGCGCAGCAGACCAGCGCGGCCATGCGCTGCGTCATGCCCGCGCCGGCACGCCATTTCTTCAGGCGATCTTTAAATTCCATGCTCATGTTTTGGATACTATCTCCCTGAGATAGATAGGTGTCAAGCTGCGGTTTCGTTTTATGCGGTTCTTTTCGACGTAAGCCTTGGTAGCCCGGCGCGTCTCTGCCATGGCCTTGCGGCCCATGGGGTCGGTCCAGTTGGCGTGGCGTTGGCGGTAGGTCATACAGTAGGCTCCCACTTCCCAACGGCCCGCAGGTAGGCCGCGCACCAGTTGAGGGCCTTTCGCTCCACTTCGGTCTGTGCGAATTGGTCAGGTGTTTTGAACTTCTCAAGCTCAAGTTCTTTGAGCATGGCGTTTCGAGTTTCTTCTGTGCTTGTGTATGTTCTCATTTGATCTCAATCCCCTTCATCCTTGCCAGCGCCTCGGTGCGGATGTGCCATGGGGCGGTGGCAAGGTTAAAATCATCTAAAATGTAAGAGCCAGTTGGCGCAAAGGCGTCTTGCAAATAAAGAGCATAAGCAAAGCGATCCTCTCGTTTCGTTAGCCCCAGCTCAATCTCGTTGACAATGAAGGAAAGCTCGGTGTCGAGGACTGCTGATTGATCGAATATCTTTCTTCGATGCAACCAAAGTAGACCGATAAAAATTCCTTCATCTGTTTGAATGCAGATTCGCTCCGGCAGCATCCGCGCCAGAGCCTTTTTGTGTGCGTCGTGGGTCATGGGGTGCCTTTCGGAGTCGGAACCGGATCGGTTCCTTTGGCCTCAGGGTTCCAGTTAAGCTCCACGCAAAGCTGGGTTGCAGAAGTAGAACCGTATCCAGTCACATCCTTTACAAGCATCCATAACGCCGACTTTCTTCGACGTGTGTAAGACATGTGCTCAATCGCACTCCAAAGCAGCCATTCCCGGCTTACCGATTCAAGTTTAGGGCTCACACCTCTCCTTTCTTCAGCCCGGCGAGGACTGAGCGGGCGGCGTCGAGTGAATCAGGGTGCCAATTGCCGGCATCGCCGCTTATCAATAGCCGATAGACATCGCCCATCAGATTCTCCAACGCCTCCACAACCCTCCGCTCCCGCTCCCCGGCGGCGAGGGTGGCGGCGCTGTAGGCGAGCCATGCTTGTTGAACGCGGCTGTCAATATATTTGCATTTGTTCTCCGGCAGACAATTAGGGGGCTCAAACAGGATAAGGCTGTGCTTCGAGTAACCGAGCGTGAGGATATACGCCTCAAACTCTGCGCGGACGGTTTCGGGTGGGGTGGTCATAGCGGTTTGTAACTCGTGGTGATGATGTTTTCGGCGACGGCAAGCTTAACCCGCGAGGAGTGCAGGCGTGACGGAAGCGGCAGCTCCACGGTCGCCCAGCGTGCGCCGCAGGTCATGCAAACGTAGTTCCGGCGACGGGTTCCGCTGCGGACGCGGGAGTCACTGACGAACGGGCGCGACTTGCATTCGCAAGGATCGTCCCGGCGCTGCTCCTCTCCGGCGTTGGCTCTCTGTTCGGTGGTCATTTTCTCGTGGTGTTCCTAATCGCACTGGCGCTTCCAAAATAAAGCGTCTCTTTCTTCACGGGCTTACAAACCGGGTTCTCGCATACCCACCGGTCCGAATAGAACATGGGGAGCTTGCAGCGGGGGCAGGGTTTCACTTAACCCTCCTGACAGTTCGGGCCAGCGGCCTCTTGGCGTTCCTGCTCGTCCCCCTCCAGTATCGCCACCACCGGCCCACGCGCCCTTCGGAGTGCCAGAGGATCAGGACGCCAAGGGCGGCGGCGATTACCACAGCGGCGGACAGCATACCCATGCAGGCGTAGTAGAGTTCCTGTTTCATTCTTGAGACTCCGGCAAGTTGCGTTTGTATTCCATCATTTCAATCCACCATGGCGGCTCTACTTCCTGCCATGCGATTTCGGAGGCCAGTTGGATCAGCCTTCCCGTTGCCGTCATAGCCCCTCCTTGGTGATCTCGTCGAGAAGCTCAACTCCACGCGCCTTGACATGACGGAGGGCTTCAGCGCCGATGGATGCAGCCAGCTTAAGAATGCCGTGCTTCTTTTCCGCCTCCGCCGACCACGCCGCCGACCACGCCGACCACGCCGCCGACTCCGCCGACCACGCCGCCGCCTCCGCCGACCTCGCCGCCGCCTCCGCCGACCTCGCCGCCGACCTCGCCGACCTCGCCGCCGCCTCCGCCGACCTCGCCGCCGACCTCGCCGACTCCGCCGACCTCGCCGCCGCCTCCGCCGATTCCGCCGCCGACTCCGCCGACCACGCCGCCGACCTCGCCGCCGACTCCGCCGACCTCGCCGCCGACCTCGCCGCCGCCTCACTTCCTTCCTTTTCGCAAAAGTCAGCGCACGCATTCAGCTTCTCTGCGTGCTCACCAGCAAAGAACGGAATCGCAGCCAAGGCGCGCAGCGAAATCGGAAGAATCCGTCGAATCGTCAGCTCCGCCAGTTTCTTGGCGAACTCCTTTTCGTCAATCTCCCCACGCGTCCCAAGCTGGGCAATGCCGATCTCCATAAGCCCGTCAGCGCGGGCCTGTTCCGAAGGCCAGTCGGAATCATTCAGTGCGATCTTGAAAGCGCGCACAGATGGGGCCACGCATTCGGGATCATCGCCGTGAGGCTGCCCCAGCGCGTAGCAGACAGCGGCCTCGACACACATCTGGCCGGGGACAGGTTTCCCGACGCCTTTGACAAGGCCGGGTTTGATGGCATCGCGCACGGCGATTGCCTGTTGGAGTGTAATCAGTTTTTTGCCGCTCATGTTATTGCTCAGTTTTTACCGCGTTAAACTACTCAGTTTGAAAACCACCTCACTGCCACGGCCCCGCCCAGCTCGGCAGTGGCGCGGCGGAGGAGCCAAGCGTCAGAAGTGAGGCCGTCCCAAAGGGGAAGCTCCGTGGTTCGCGTGCAGGGTGGCCGCTCGCTCCACCAGTACCCCCTCAGCGCCGCCGCCAGCACCATGCAGACGGCACGGCGGTATTCCAGAGGCCATGACCGTTCCTGCCGGTAAAGGATATTTACCCGCCCATCAGAGCCATAAGCCAGCATGAGCCGGGGCACGCCAGACCAAGCCAGCAACAGCCCGGCCTCAGTAACCCCCGGCGTCACCTCGCACACCCTCAGCATCGCCAGCGCATCGCTCCTATCCCGCGCCGCCAGCTTCCTTGCCGCCCGGTAGCTCTTCGCATCCGTGTAATCCTGCCAGCTCAGGCGGGGAGGCTGGTTGATGAACTGGCGTAACGCCGCGCATAGAGACGCCTTGGGGTTCACGGCAGCACCTCCCATCCGGCAAGCTTCGCCACGCGGTCAATCTCAGTCCATGAAACCCGGTGGCAGCCGGCAACGATGCCGTCAGCGTTCACAGCGTCTAACTGCCAGTCACCGATGGCGAACGTTTCACCGTTGCGATGCCAGCCCTGCGAGCGGTGGCGGATGATGAAGCGCCAAGATACTTCGGCGATACGAGCCTCCAGCCGAATACCCTTTGAGGTTTCAATGTGGCATTCCTTGCGCCCGATCTCACCGACAACCCGAAGCCTGTCGCCGCCGCCGATATTGTACGGGTAAAAATTGGACACCCCGGTCAGCCAGTCCTCCACTTGCTCACGCGCCGCCGCATCGCGCCGGGCCTGCTCTTCCTTCCGGCGCTTTTCCAGCTTCGCCCGTGCGGCCTTCTCCGCCTTTACCAGCCGGGCGACAGTCTCGCCGTCAACCTTGCGACGGAGGCCGAAGAAGTCCGATGCTTCAGCGGCCTTGTTCAGCCATGCCAAGGCTTCCGCTTCGTAATACTCCTTGTTCGCCGTGGCCCGTGGCGCTTTCGCCTGCATCTCGGCAGACCTGCGGACAGCATAGCAGAACACTGCGTCTCCCGTGGCCTTGCGCGAATCACCAGACAGCTTGTAGGAACCCCGATCAGCCTCCAGCGTGAACACCAGAGCCCCGTGCGGAATGGCCCGGCGTGCGTCGGACTGGTGGCTAGACGTGGTGACGCTGAAACTGCGCCCGTTTAGCAGGTAGTAAACATCCTTGCCCGTGGTGTCGTTGCCAACACGCTCAGCAATCGCCGTTGCGTAGCTCTTAAGCACGCTTCCCGAAACGCTCATGGCGCTGGGACAGGTGCCGTTGGTGATTTTGCCGTGTGCCCACAAATGGGGCAATTCCGAACTCTTGAATACAGTTTTCATTCTCAGTCTCTCTCACTGGTTTTGCCGGGTGACGCCGGTGCGTTTTGTCCCCACAACAGGGACGTTTGTTTTTGCTGGATTTGTGTTACACAATAAGGCAACAGTGGGTCAACTTAATTGTGAAACAAAAATCAAATCTAGGAAGGCCGAAGCTAATGGTCACGAAGTCCCGGTTTATCGCCCTTCGCGTCACGGCCCCGGAGTTTTCCCGAGTGGTGGCGGATGCCTCTTTGGCCGGCCTGCCGCTGTCCGGGTGGCTCCGTCGTCGTCTTGGCCTTTAAGACTCCCCGCCAGCACCCCCGCCGGAGCAGGGGCGCGGACGGTCAGTCTTTGGCCCTGTCCACGCGCGGCCTAAGATCGCTGGCAAACGCAAACGCACGACGGCCATTCAGGGTTTCAAGTTGGAAATAGGCATCCCGTGTTTTGCGAATGACAGTCACCTCGGTTCCCGGAACAAGGATTGTCAGCGGCTCAAGGTCGTTCGTGATTCCGGTTCCCTTCAGGATCAGCCGGTCGCCTTTCTTCACGTCGAGAGCATTCACAGCGTCCCTTTCCCGGCTTGGGCCGTGGCCAGAGCCGCGAGGGCTTCCCGTGCATTATCGGCACTGCGGAGCGCGCTGTCCTTCATTGAACCCGCTTCCTTCCAGTTGACCGCCAGCTTGCGAAGCAGCCACTCAGCATCCGCTAAAGCAGCCTTGCACGCTAGAAGCGCGGCGTGCTCGTTGACCGCTTCCGTTAGGAGCCGGTCAAGCGATTCTGAGCGTAGCTCCTTGGCGCAGTAGCCAAGCGAATCAGCTTCCAACCAAGTTTTGAGGGTGAGCAACGCGCCGCTATTAGCATGCGCTGTCTTTTT